AGCGCATCAAAGGCGCGCTCAAGTCCATCGCGCTGCGACGCTTGCCGCTCGGATAGTCGCACCAGCTCCGCGAGCTGCTCGCTCATCGACCGGAGCGATTCGCGAATCGACTGGTAATCGTCGTGCAGCCTATCGACAGATGCCTCAAGACGCTGGACCCTGCCTTCCAGTGTCGCTGGCTCACGGCGCGACGGACTCATGCCAGCCTCCTCGCCAGCATGGCCTCGTCGGCACGGCGTCCGCACAGCCCTCGCTCCAGCTCCGACCCGCGCCAGATGCGGCACATCGATGTCAGTTGCGCAGCGACGCACTCGGCGTCACCGGCCGGCAAACACACGTCCCTGATCTCCCTCATCTCCCGCCGCGATCCTCCCGTCATCGACGGCCCGCGATTGTAGACCAGCGACACCAGTGCCCCTTGCACGCCGGCGGGCGCGGCCTCGAAGTTAGGCCCAAAGGCTCGCGCCGCCAGATGCCGATACGCCGGCAACGACCGGTCGCGGAATACCTCGACCGCCATGTCCCACGGCACCACGATGTCGCGGAAGGCCGGAAGCGCCTCGGCAGCGCGTTTCCCCGTTAGCCCGGCCGCCTGAGCCATCCGCTCGACCTGCGGATGCTGCGACCAGTCGGCGCGGATGCGGTGCGGTGTCTGGTGCCCGGCGTCGTAGCCGATGCCCCACGTGATCCCGGATGCGCCGCCCGGCCAGATCGGGCGCGACAGCGCGCGCTCGTACCGCTCGCGCGACGTGACCTCCCATCGGATGATGAGGTCGACAGCCGCTGGATGGACGGCGGCAGGCGGTGGCGATGGTCTCGTCGGTGCAACTGCCTGCACCGCGTCTTGCACTGTCACGACGATCTCGGCCAGCGTCGTCACAGTCGTCGGAGGCTGCACCACCTCGGCCCGGTCACGCGCCTCGGTGCGATCGACGGAGCATCCGGATGCCAGCGCCGCGACCAGCGCGGCAAGGACGAGCCGCCACATCAGCGCGGCACCCAGAAGAAGGTGAGCAGCATCGCCACAAGCGCGAGGTACACGATCGAGTGCGCCACGTATGCGAAGATCGCCCCTGACTCGCCGCGCATCAGAGCCGACCAGTAGTCGCGCTGCTGGCGCTCGGACAGTGGCATCCGCCACCGGCGCCACAGCATCCGCGCGACGCCTGCGGCGGCCAGCGCGTAGGCCAGCCGGATCGTCAGGTCGATCAGGCTCTCGATCGCAGTCTCGGCGCCCCACGGCAACAGCGCGCCGAGGACCAGCCACGCGGCCAGAACGACCACGATCGCCACCGGCAGCCAGCCGATCAGCTCTTGCCACCGAATCACGAAATCTTTTGCGCGCATGGAACACCTCCATCGGCATGCACACCGGTGTGCGGCCGGTCCGACGGACCGATGATACTACGGGACGACGATGATCGGCGGCGGCTGGCAGGGTGCGGGTCATTTGGCTTTCCTCGGGTCCAAGATAGACGGCGCGACGCCGCCTATCTTCCCTCCGTCGTCAAAAGCCTATCTACCAGCGCGACGATGGTCGTATCGTCGCTACTCACAATCGGCAGCCGGATGACGCCATCGTAAGAAGGCGGTGAAGCAAACCCTAGCTTTGCGTTCCGAATGAAGTATCGCCAGCGCATAGCGTCTTCGCGCAAACGCTCGATCTCATCGGCGGCGTCAGCGCAGACGTTCCAATAGTCGCCGATGGAATATCGACCATTGTTTTTGTCGCTCGCCATTTCGCGGAGCCGATCAATCAGTGCTTTCTCGTCGCTCATTTAGTTCCCTCCGTCGTCATATACTCGCGGATCACATCCCACGCCGCTTCCCACCCACGGCAGACCTCGGCGCGATAGCCTTGCTCGCGCAGCGCTGCGATCCACGCGCGCTGCTCGCGCGATGGATAGCCCGTCGGCGTCTTGAGCTCGATGTAGAGGCCGTGATACCCGCCGCGCGCGACTGGCAGGCAGTAGTCAGGCACGCCGGCGCGCACGCCCTCAGCCTTCATTTTGGCCGCGACCACAGGGTGCCGGTCGCCGCCATTCGGGATCGCGTACAGCATCCCGAGTTCCGGCCACCTGGCCTCGTGCATCCGGACGCACCGCATCAGCGCCACGGCCTCCGCGTGCTCGGTGCGCCGTGGAGCCGAGCGCTTACTCACGGTCCCTCAGCGCAAGCACGCCATCGACCACGGCGGTCGTCACGCCGACGATGTCCGCGATCGTCTCGCGTGAGTAGCCGGAGTCATACAGCCGCGTGATCCATCGCCTGACGATCACAGGCAATGTCGAGGCCGCACTAACAATGCAGCGCTGGCGATTCGACAGCTCGACACGCGCGGCCTCGATGTCATCGATGCACGTGCCGGGCATGTAGCTCCAGCCAGTAGGTATCTGCTCATTCATGGCGACATTCCCATTCCCAGCGCCGCCGCGATCTCGGCTATCGCCTGCTGCGCGCGCCCTGGCGTGTAGGTGCGCTGCTCCGGCTCGGCTGTGATCTCAGGCAGTGGCTCCGGCAGCGGCTCGCCGCGCAGCACGGCGTCGCGCACGGCATCATGTGCGGCCGCCAGCATCCTGTCGGCTTCGCGCGCGTCGGCATGACGCCAGCGCCAAATGTCGAGGCGCTGCGCGACCGCGACCGCGAAGGGGCTGCGCCGCGTATCGCGCGCCAGCAGCTCGCGTCGCACTTCGTCGACCGAAGGGATGCCCAGCGCCCACTCTCGGAAGCGCCCCGGCGTAGGCGGCCAGTCGTCCCCATGTCGGCACCGCTCGAGTGCCCGGATCGCTTGCTCGCGAGTGAGCCCTCGAATCGCGTGCCCCCACTCGTCGGCGACCGCTCCGTCAGGTGCGAGGCCGTAGCTCGATGTCCAGCGGTGGCCGTAGATCGCAGCCATGCGTTGCCAGAAGCGGTCGAGCGCGTCAATCGTGGTCATAGTCCAGCGCCTGAATGACCGTGAGTGGCTTACCGATCACACGCGCATCGCGGATGTTGCGCTCGGCAGCAGCGGCAGCCATGCGCTCCGGTAGCGTCCGGCCCGGCCGCCCGCCGCGCCGTCGCACCTCGGAGAATGCCTTGCGCATCCAGTTCCGCCACGTCGCCGGCCAGTCCAGCTTGACGCCGCGCTGTCCCGGCTGCGCGCGCCAGTAGTCGCGAAACTGCGCCGTCTCGTGCGCTAGATCGACGCCCGGGCACTGAGCGTGCGCCCAGGCGATCAGCTCCGGCGTCGGCTGCCAGTCGTCCGGAAGTCGCGTGCCTCGCGCCTCCGCGCGCTCGCTGTGTCGCGACACTGGCTGGCGCGTCGGCGCGGCACGGTCATCCATCGCGTGATAGAGCTCCCAGTTCACCACGCGCCATCCCCAGTCTCGATGCGCACTGATGCGCACGATGCGCCGCCCGTCTTCCGCCGGCGAGCGTGACTCGGGATCAGGGGACTCAAGGCGCTCGAGCGCGGCGCGCACTTCATCCGCCGACAGTCCGACCTCGTCCGCGATGGCACGCGGATGGCGGTCCACGATGCCGCCGTGGTTGGCGTGAGCGAGGAGGTTCGTGAACACGAGCAAGTCATGCGCCCGACCACGCAACGACCCGCTATATATACATGAAAAGAGCTTCGCGTACATGCGCCCTCCGGGATGGGGGCCGAACGTAGCGCCAGCGCCGCGCAGCGTCTAATAGATTGTCTCCATCGGATCGGCGGACGCAATAGGAACAATCTAGTGGACAGACCGATCTCTGCTACCTACCGTGCTCGCGCCACCACACAGGAGCACGACATGATCCCATCCATATCACGCATCACAGCCATTATCGCCGCCGTCGAGGCCATGGCCGCGCGGCGCAAGCTGTCCGCGCAAGAGACCATGGCGTTGGTCGCGCTGGCTATCGAACGTCACACGCGCGGAGCGTCGGCCGCCGGGGCCGTCGCAGCCGCGCGGCGCGAAGCCATTGCGCTCGCAAGGAGGGCGCCATGAAACGCATCGTGGCGATCATCGTATGGACGATTTGCCGCCTTCGCGGCTGCACGTCGTGGCAGGCGTCGTCGTCCGCGCGACTCGCGGTGCAGACCCTTGCAGCCACCGCAGACCCGATGCGCTCGATCCGGACGGGCGTGCAATACGGCGGCATCTTGCGCCGCGTCCGCAAGGTCTTGGCCCACGTCACGCTGCCGATGTACAGCGCGACGACGGAGCGAGTGGATGCCATGCAGATCGTAGGAGGCAGGAACAAATGATCACAGCAGCCGAACGCCGTCGCCGCAGCGCGCTCAACCCGAGCGACCCCGATTATCTCGAGCCTGATCCCAAGACGTGGCAGGAGGCGTGCTGCCGTGTCGGCTGGCGACTCTACATCAACGGTCGCATGCACAGCACCATCGTTGAGTCGCCAGCAGTGCTGCACGCGCTAGCCGCGCTGGTCACCGAGCCGTCGCGCGACATCACCACGGTGGCGAATCTGGTGGACGACCTGCGCGAGGCGATCCGCCAATCCGCGGCCATCCTTGCCGCGGAGTACTGCCCGGAGATGGTGTGGGCCGAGTACGAGCGCATCGTCACACAGCACGAGGAGGAGTAGCCATGTATGCTGACATGAGCTACTCCACGCGCGACGAGTGGCTAGCCGCACGCCGCACCGGCATCGGTGGTAGCGATGCTGCTGCGGTCCTCGGGCTGTCGAGGTGGCGATCGCCGCTGGACGTGTTCATCGACAAGATCGGCGAGGGCGGCGATACGGAAGACACCCCCGCGATGTACTGGGGCAGGCGCCTTGAGCGCATCATCCTTGACGCCTACGTCGAGCAGACCGGTGTCTCCGTCGATGCGCCGGTCGGCGTCTATCGCATGCTGCGCTCGTCCGAGCGTCCGTGGCAGCTCTACAGCCCTGACGCGCTGGCTGCCGACCGGCTGGTCGAGATCAAGACGGCCAGGACTGCTGAAGGCTGGGGCGAGCCCGGCAGCGACGAGGTGCCTGACGAATACGCCGTCCAAGTCCAGCACGGAATGGCCGTCACCGGCCTGCCGCGATGCGACGTCGCCGTGCTGATCGGCGGCTCGGATTTTCGCGTCTACACGGTCGAGCGCGACGACCAGCTCATCACGCATCTGATCGCTGCCGAGGCCGCGTTCTGGCGGCGCGTCGAGCTTCGCGATCCGCCGCCGCCGCGCACGTACACCGAGGCGCAGCGCTTGTGGGGCCGTAGCGAACCGCCGCGCGTGCCGGTCTACGCAACCGACGAGGCGGAAACAGCCTATCGCGAGCTGCTCTCTGTGCGCGAGCAGCTGTCCGCATTGAGCGAGCGCGAGGAGGCGCTAAAGGCCGTGCTGTGCTCAGAGATGGCCGACCGTGGCGACACGCTCATCGGATCGAGCGGCCAGCCGATCGCGACTTGGACGGTCGTCAAGCCGCGCGAGACCTTCGACGCCCGGACATTCTCCAGGGACCACCCCGACCTTTACGCCGCTTACCTGCGCACCGGCGCACCGACGCGCCGTTTCAACCTCAAGACGAGCAAGGAGTGACCCATGAATGACTTAGTGCAAACCGAACGTCCTCTGAACCCCTTTTCCGGCGAGCGCAAGCCGTCAACCGCCGTCGCCGCGACCGATGAGCAGCGCGCGATCACCGAGGTGCAAGCCGCGATGGTGGTCGCGCGGGCGAATCCACGCGATCCGATCGCTGCGATGGATCGCATCATCAACGCCTGCACGCGCCCGAGCCTCGCCGCATCGGCACTCTACAGCTACTCGCGCGGCGGGACGGACATCACCGGCCCGTCGATCCGGCTGGCCGAGGCGATCGCGCAATGCTGGGGAAACATCCAGTTCGGCATTCGCGAGCTGGAGCAGCGCGACGGCGTTTCGACGGTGCAAGCGTACGCGTGGGATGTCGAGGCGAACGTGCGCCGCGAGGTCACGTTCCAAGTCAAGCTGGAGAGGCACACGAAGCGCGGATCGTACAAACTGGAAGACCCGCGCGACGTGTACGAGATGGTGGCGAATCAAGGCGCGCGCCGACTCCGCGCGTGCATCCTCGCCGTGATTCCTGGCGATGTGGTTGAGGCTGCGGTTGCGCAGTGCGAACAGACGCTGCACGCGCAGGCCGACACGTCGCCGCAGGCTGTCGCGCGTCTTGTCGAGGCCTTCGCGGCCTACGGCGTCACGCGCGAGCAGATCGAGCGGCGCATCCAGCGGCGGCTTGAGGCAATCCAGCCCGCGCAGGTGGTGGCGCTGCGCAAGATTTACACCTCGCTGCGCGACGGCATGTCCGCTCCCGGCGATTGGTTTGAGCCTGTCGAACAGCCAGCCGAGCAGCAGTCACTGCGCGACAAGGTGCGCCGCGCGGCTGATGGAGCGGCAGCCGATGGAGAG